GGCCAGTAGACTATACGCACGATGGCGGCCCGATTAAAAAAATGCATAGAGGTGGACCGAATTTAAAAAGCAATGAAACACTTCGGGTTTTAGAAAAAAACGAATTTGTTATTAAAGATTCAAGTACGAGATCCCTTGGTGAAAATGGGCTTAATTATGCTAATAAAACGGGCAGATGGCCACAAACAGCACCAAATATAACCCATGTCAATCATTCTTACACGATTGTAGCAATGGATTCTGAAAGCATGGATCAGGCTCTTAGAAGGGGTGGTGCAAGGGCGATTCAGGATATCAGTATAGGGTCCTATGCGTATGAAAGAGAACACAGAAACCCAATATTTGGGAGGCAATAATTCATGGGATCAACGACGTTTCCATTTGTGCAACCTAACACTTGCAAGAGAACTGCTATCAGAACAACATCTCGAAACTACATGGGACAACAGGTTGCGGCAACCCGTAAACTATATGAGGTTTATCACACAATCAGATACATCTATGGCCTTATTTCATCCAGACAATTCAGGATATTAGAAGACCATTTCAGGTTAATGGATGGCGGTAAAACTTCATTTTATGTTATCGATTGGAGTGATCCGAGGCCGATATCCGCGATAGATGGCGATCGTGTTGTTGTAAATAACGTACAGGGATTCACCACAAACAGTGGAGATGGCGGGAACAATCTTATTCTGTGGCAAAATAGCGGCGACTATGGCGATTCGTGTACGGTATCTGGAAATATAATTACAGATAAAACAAAGGCGTGGGATACAAGTGAATGGCAAAATCATCAATTTTTTGATTCTGCTGGCAACAGATTTAATGCCAGTGATAACACGACGAATACGTTGACTATATCAACAGCCTCTACAATTATGGCTGGTGCCTATGATATCCACAGATATGAATCAAATACAGCATCGATTATTAGTACCACAGCGAGACAAATAATTATGTCGGCGTCACCAGAAATGGCATATACAAGCCCGGTTGAAAAGTTTGTTATGCCGGTTTATGAGTGTTTTTATGCTCAGGATTCGTTGGGGCTTGAGCCATCTGGTGAGGATTTCAATCTTGAACCTAATGACAATTACGGGCCTTTCTATTCTGGCATGATAGAATTTATCCAAAAAGGGACTGGGACTTAGAATATAATGGCGAGAGACGTTAATGCATCATTGAGATTCAGCGCCGCAAAGCTGCAAAACAGCGGCATGTATTCCCTGTTTGAAGTACAGGTCCAGGCGACACCGACAGTCGTATATGAATACTGGACCGATTACAACGCATCAATATCTTATTTTAAGCCCGAAACAGATACGGCGCAAATCTACGACTCATTTCCTATAAAAGCCGGTGATTTCGAGACTGATGATGGCACTAAAGTTCCGGCGCTTCAAATTCAAATTGGTGGTGTTGATCAGCAAATTATCGCTTATATAGAATCTAATGATGCTCTTCGTAGAAATCGTGTCAAAAGACTGACAGTATCTGCCGATGAAATAACGAACGCATCTGCCTATACAATGGACACCTTTTATATCGATGGTGCAATGATAGATCACGATAAAGAAGAAGCTATTTTTGAGTTGACATCAAAGGGTGCTGTGGCAAATATTACCGTCCCGATGAGATCCATGCGTAGGGACCATTGCCAAGCCGATTATAAAAATGCCAGCACCTGTGTATATAGCGGAAATGAATCAACGTGTCGAAAAACGAAAGATGCTTGCGCGAGCAAGGATAACGTAATTAATTTTAAGGCGTTTCCCGGAATTGGGACGAGGAAAGTGTTTTTTTGACACAAATAGGGATGTAAAAATGGGGCAAAAATCTTTTGTGAGAATCGATATTTCAAAATATCTTAAGATTCCGTACAAGCACCGCGGATCAAATTGGTCTGGTGTTGATTGTTATGGATTGGCAAGATTATTTTACAAAGCAGAATTTGATATTGAAATTATTGATTACGAATATGACGAAAATTGGTGTTCGAGGGGTTTCGATTGGATTCAAAAATATTTCAAGGAAACTTGGATAAAAATTGATAAGCCAGAAAGATATTGCGGCGTCGGATTCAGGATGCCAGGATATAAGGTCGAACACCATTTGGGAATAGTTTTGCACGACTTAGATAGTTTTTTACACAGTCCTTTGAACGAGCAAGTTTGTGTAAGCAAATTATCACATCCTGTATGGAAGAAATCAATTAGTTCTTTCTACCACATTAAAGGAGTTTAAAAATGTCATACGGCTATGAATTAATTTTAGATTTACACAAATGCGATGACATGAAATTTACAAGAAATTCAATAGATGAATATTTCAAGATCCTTTGCGAATTAATTGATATGGAAAAATGCGATCGATACTTTTGGGATGATTTAGATACACCGGAAGGAGAACGACAAACAGAAGCGCACACTGTGGGTACTTCAGCGGTTCAATTTATCTTGACCAGTAATATCGTAATTCACACTCTTGATAAGTTGCGCAAAGTTTTTGTGAACATTTTTTCTTGTAAAGAATTTGACCATGATGTTGCGGCTGATTTTACCGAAAGTTGGTTTGATGGAACCATTAAGAATAGAACATCGATGGTGAGGGAATGAATAGTATAGTATTTATTGTTCCGACAGGTATAGGGGCTGAAATTGGTGGGCATGCTGGAGATGCCAATCCTGTTGCAAAACTCTTTGCATCTCTTTGTGATAACCTGATTACTCACCCAAACGTATTGAACGCTTCAGATATAAACGAAATGACGGAAAATACTCTTTATGTGGAAGGTAGTATCCTTGATCGCTTTTTAAATAATCAAATATTTCTTGAGAAAGTCTCTTTCAATAGGATCTTGTTAGCCGTAAACAAGCCAACCCCAAAAGAAATTATCAATTCAGTTTCAGCAGCAAGGGCAACCATCGGAGCTGATATAAAGATACTGGAGCTGGAAACCCCATTAAGGATGGTCGGGCGCATAGAAAATGGAACTGCCACCGGTGATATTTACGGATGGGAAGAACTTGTAAAACAATTGGGCTGGTATAGACATACATTTGATGCCCTTGCGATATCTTCACCAATCAATGTGGACAGAAAAACCAAACTAAATTATTTCCGCAATGGTGGCATAAATCCCTGGGGTGGAGTTGAGGCGATGGCATCAAGGCTGATCGCTTCAAAACTTAATAAGCCCGTTGCCCATGCACCTATTGATGAACTTGGCGATGACATAGAAATAAAAGACCTTCACGAAAACCTTATTGTAGATCCGAGAATAGCTGCTGAGATGGTTTCAATATGTTATCTGCATTCCGTTTTAAAGGGTCTGCACAGGGCTCCAAGAATTTCAGACAGGGGTTTATCTGTAAAAGACGTGTCATTTTTAATTACCCCGATAAACTGTGTCGGGAAACCGCACAGAGCGTGTTTGGATCATGGAATTCCGGTAATAGCGGTTAGAGAAAATAAAACCTGTTTGAACGATGAAATGCCAGACGACTTTATAATCGTTGAAAATTATTTAGAGGCCGCAGGAATTGTGGCTTGCGTAAAAGCCGGTATTCAGCCATCTTCAATCAGGAGACCGTTACCACCAACAGAGATTATTAGATGACCACAAAGCTAACCATATATGAGTCGCTTCTCAGAGATGATATTCTCGTAGATGATTTTACAGAAGAAACGAATCTGAGCAAGGCTATTTACGGAAGGTCGGAACTCCGCGGCCTTTATATCAGCGTGTGGGTGAATGATACTTTGATTCATCCTGACGATTGGCACCTGTTCGAGTTGACGCCATTCGACCAGATTCACTTAGTGGGGCAACCGCAAAAAGGGAGGCTACCCATTATTGGGGCTGTGGTTGGAATAGCTTTGTCGGCAGCGTTTCCTGCGCTGTGGCCAATAACAACATCATATTGGGCAGGGATATTAAAAGGCGCAGCGATAGGATATATGCTTGGCAGTGTTGCCGATAGTTTGTTTTTTCCACCCACTGTACCCATTGTTGGTGATACGAGCGACAACCCAAACTACGGATGGGACGGAGCGCACCTGGTAACACAGCCAGACGGTCCAGTAAGCGTTATCTATGGGCAACACCGAATATCTGGTGCCCTGATTATGCAGTATGTGTCTACAGATGGCGATAAGAACTATCTGCACATGCTGATCAATCTTGGCGAAGGTCCGATATCCGGCATTATGAAATCTGATGGTAGTGGCGTGTGTACGGCAACTACAGATACTCCTGATATAGAAATCAATGGTCAAGCCTTTTCCAATTATGAGAATTGCACATGGGATTACCGTTTGGGTGAATGGAACCAAAGTATTATTGAAGGGTTTCATGGGACGAAAACATTTATTTCTGATGGGAGAAAGGTAAGCAACGGTACACCCATAACAGTAACGACGACTGGGACCGACCTGACAACCCTGAAAATACAATTAATAGCTGCACAATTATATTCACAATTGGATAATGGCGATATCGTCAATAATTATATTGATTATGTTGTAGAATATAGGCTCAATGGTGATCCAAGCTGGATAGTCGCTGAACGAACCGGTACTGCTGGTATTCCATGGTTTGATGGGAAAACAACAAGTAGGATTTACAGATACGTAACGATAAGCGGACTAACCGCAGGACAATATGACGTAAAAATTACCCGCATTTCGCCCGATTATACAGGTTTTAAAATAAGAGGTGATTTTTATTTCGGTGGTATCACGGAACAGGCAGATGAGGACATTGCTTATCGGTCTTCGGCTCTATTAGCCTTAAAATTACAGGCAACTGACCAATTATCTGGATCTACGCCTAATATCACGGCAGAAGTAAAGGGCAAGATTGTTTCTGTCCCTAAATTAACGATCTCAGGGACTACCCAAACATATGATGATTGCTATTGGGATGATGATGCCTCTACCTATAAAAGAACGTCTGATAATGAAACGTGTACCGATACTGGTAACTATGTAGACCAGTGGTCAAGGCATCCTATCTGGTGTTCCAAAGATTTTATCTTAAACACAAGGTACGGACTTGGGAATTACATTGATTCGGACTCGTTCGATTTGGCAGCAGCGGTTATTGAGGCAAGATATTGTTGGGAACAGGTAACTGATTTCGATAGCGATGTTGAACATCGATTTGAAATGGATCTTCCGATATCAACATTTATGTCGGCTCCTGAAGCACGAAAGATGCTCGAAAGAACCTTCCGCGGTTGGATTATACCAAGCCGAGGATCAACGTATAAACCCGTTATAGATAGAGAAAAAGATCCGGTTTGGCTTTTCAATTCAAGCAACATGTTCCCAAAGACTTTAAAAACAACATATTTCAAAGCTTCCGGAATACCCAATGTGGTTGAAATTCAATATGCTGATCCAGACCGTGATTATAGTATCAATACTCTTGAGGTTGTAGATGAAAACGAATGGACTGCCTCAAAACCGTTAAGAAAAACTACAATTAGTGCGATTGGTACAGTAAGAACATCACAGAATTTAAGGGATGGAAGATATTATTTAAACAGCGGTCTTTATTGCACAAAAGCTGTCGAGTTTGAACTTCCGGAATACCTTCTTCATGTCGAGCCTGGAGACACTGTTCGTATGTCAGACGATCTTCTTGCATGGGGTGATGGTGGAAGAATTGTGTCTGCCACATCGAGTTCGATTACAACAAACATCGATGTAACCTATACCGCCAGTTATGAAGTCAGGGTTCGGTTGTCCGACAATTCGCTTGAAACAAAAACCGTCACCAGCGTAACAAACAACAGTAGAACGCTGAACATTTCAGGCACCTTTACATCAACGCCCTTGGCAGATTCTGTTTTTACATATGGTGCTGCTGATATAGATTCAAAGCCGTTCAAGGTTAAAACAATTACAAGGATGGCAAACGACAACTATAAATTGTTGGTATCAGAAGAAAGTTCCAACAAATATAGCGATACTTCAAACGTTAGCTTACCTGATCCCAAATATACAACGTTGCCCAACCCGACAGACCCACCGGGGAATATAACCGATCTGACATTAACAGAAATGTCGGGTCGGCCAGGGTTTTATATTTCGTTTAATATTCCACAAGAAGATATGAATTTCCATCACGTTGATATTTTGTTGAGCCTCGATGGTGAAAATTATTGGACGTACAGATCTGGTGTAACAACCAGTAGTGATATCGAGGTTCAAAACACGAAGCCTGGCGTTACGTATTATGTGAAAGCCATATCCTATAACCATGTGGGTGTCGCCAACTTTAGTCCAGAGACAGCTTCCATTTTGACAACAGATACTAATTTCAGACCACCACAAATCAACGGGCTTCGGCTTGATGGCGAATCAACCAATAATACAGTATATTTTACCAAAAAAGATGCTAAATTCAGATGGGTTAAGACCAGCGTAATTGATGGGGCTGGACATCTGCCAGCCGGACAAGAGCCATTGGGGGCTGATCAATTCTTTGATGGATCAAAAATAAAATATTGGGTTGAGATTTATGTTTCTGGCTCTCAGGTCAGGCGAGAAATAATAAACGAAAACAGCTACGTCTATACATACGAGAAAAATCTCGCTGACAACGGTGGAACTGCATCAGCTTCTCTAACTATAAAGGTTTGGGGATATAACGAAGATGGTAATTTAAAAAGCTCAGAGTCAACAGATCTCGCAGTTTCGAATCCAAGCCCTGCGGTAGTAACAAGCTTAACCATAGGCTGACATACTCCCAAGGCTAAAGTGCTTGGGTTTTACGGCCTAAAGG